CTGATGTAAATTCTGCTAACTGTACACCTTCACGGCCACCACCAAAAGCACCTGATCTTAATGCTTGATCAGCGATTGCTTGTTTTTGCATTTGAGCTTGTCTATCAAACTCTGTTAAAGTTGTATCAATTACTTGTGATTGATAAGGTGACATGTAAGATGCAATAGAACCTGCTCCGGTTCCTGCACCTGTTCCAGTTAAAGCTTGTGCTCCAGCTAATGTAGTTCCAGCTTGACCTAAACCTGTTCCTGCTGCTGTAATATAAGAAGGAACACCTCCTAAAGTTGTTGCGGCATCTCCTGCAGCTGTTCCTGCTCCAGTTAAATATTGTTGGTAAGCTCCTAGTCCCTGGGCACCTGTTGCTTTGGTAATAGCATCTTGTTGTAGTTGATCCATCCCAGCAACGGTTGGCGCAAGGCCAGCCATTTGTGCTTTTCTAATATCAAATTCTCTAGCTGTTTGTTTTTGTCCAGCTTGTCTTGCAGCAAATTGTTCTGCTGTTTCTGCAGGATCAAATTCACCTTGAACTAAACTTTGAGATACATCTGTTGTTGTAATAGGTGTACCGGCTGTTTGTGTAAGTGTATCAGCATAAGTTTTACCTAATGCTTCTATAAACTCTGCAGGTAATGTTCTAGTTTCTGTAACCATTATACTACTTTTCTCTCAAGTGATTTCATTGTATCATACATTTTCTGTGCACCTTTTTGTACACTACCACCGCCTGCTGCTCTTACAGCATCTGCAGTCATAACAAATTCATTTTTAGATAACATTGCTGGAACGTCATCTGCTTTTTCTTTTATACCAACTGGAACAAAACCACCTTCATCTCTGTAATCTCTTTCCATAACACCACCTTGGTTCATTCTCATAATACCTGTAGGCATTTCCATCATGCCGCCACCCATAACTTTTTTTCTACCCATCATAGCCGACATTACACCTGCTCTGTAAGAATCTTCTTCGTCTTCTTCCATAGCACCACCTAATGTACCTAAACCACCCGTCTCTAAACCTATTCGTCCACCGTTAGCTGCCATTTCTATATCATATTTTGTTTTCATATATTTTTTTCTATCAACATTAAATATAAGATCTTCAAAATATTTGGCTTGTGGATGCTTGTTTGCTTTTGGATCTCCTTTTTCCCATAAACTATACCATTCTCTAAAACTTGGAGATCTTGTAATACCACTCACATCTAAACTTCCTAAACCTATTTTGTCTGCTCTTGTATTTGAATCTTCTAATCTTTTATTTATTTGTTTTTCTTTTTCTAAAAAGTAAGGAAGAGCATCTCCTAATTTTTGATCTTCCAGATTTTTAGAAAATTTATTTGTTTCTGTTTCTTCTTTATCTACTAATGCGTCATATCTTTTTTGTATTTCGTTTAATTCTTCTTCTGAAGGATATTTACCAGAAGCTATTAATTTTTCTGCATCAGTCATTAAAATATCACCTTTATTTAATAAACTATCTGCTGATTCTACTAATTCAGACGCATATCTATTTGCACCAAAACTACCTGTTGAAGATCCATCAGATCCATTTTCTAATCCTATTCTGCCACCGTTAGCTGCCATTTGTATTGGTGCTTCTTGCATAATACCTTCTGGTGCTTGAGCTTGTGATCCCATGTACATATCTAAAAAACTTTTAAAATCACCTTTAAAACCTTGACGCTTTGCTTCTTCAAAAGCTTGCATCAATTCACTCATTAAATCTAATTCAAATTCTTCTGGACCTGACTCTGATGCCAGTCTCATGTCGCCTGTGTATTTTACATCTGGCGCTCCTGCTTCTAAACTTTTAATTCCTTCTCTGTCCATAGTGTCTCCTCCCAATCTATAGCCTACTCTGCCACCTTTTGCCATATATTCTTGAGTATTGGCTGTAATAAAATCTTTTATTTCTTCCGGTGAAGCATTTCTATTTACATTCTTATAGTACCTATCTAGTAAAGGTTCAAGTTTAGAAATACGATCTGCATAAGTATCATCGTCTTCTCCTTCTTCTTGAGGAAATAAACCAGATAACATTTTTATTCCTGCTCCTCCAGTAAATATCTTACCTGCTGTGTCTAAACCTTTTAAATTAGGTATTATATTTGAAAAACCAAAACCTCCGAAACCAGAAGCATTTCCTTTTGTTACTCCAGGAAGCATTCTTCCAAAAAAACTACCACCACCAAGTCCATATATACCTGCACCTAATATTGCAGCTTTACCTATAGGACTTTTAATAACATTTTTTACACCTTTAACGGCTTTCTTAACTAGGCTACCTAGTCCATACATTTGTCTTGGCATTTGAGATCTTGTAATCATATTTATGTTTTAGTTAATATATTATATAGGCAGGAATTACACCTGGAATTTATTAATTTACTAGATTTTATCTAATAAATCAAGGTTATGTTGTAACCTCTCTAGGCTTAGATTCTAAGGCTGAGAGTACTACATGCAGTCTATTGGCTGTTGCCGCAGTCACTTTTAATACTTCACTTTCTTGTAAGACTAAAGGTGCTGTAAGTAATTCTGTTGTTGCATTAGCAGATATGGCTTTAGTCTTAAAAAGACTAAATACAGCATCTGATGTATCTGTAATAGTAACTGTTATAGTATCAGCATTCCCTGAGTCTTCAGATACTAATATAGATTTTATAATAGCAGTTGTAGCTGATGGTACAGTATATAATGTTGTAGCACTAGTAGTTGTTAAATCTACTTTTTTATTTACAAATGTATTAGCCAAAGAAATATGCCTCCGCTTCTGCTTCTTCTTTTAAATCTTGTTGAAAAGAAGTATTTAATTTTTGTACTATACTATCAACATCTCTTACAAATGATTGTTGTATTTGTTGATCATATTCTTCTAAAGGTTGTGTAAGTGATTGTACAATTCTAGCCATTATCTTCTTCCATCTGGTTGATAGTCAATTCTAAAAGTTCCAACTTTCCAAAACTGACTTGTGCTTGTGTTATCTATTTTTAATGATATTGATCTGGCACGTGCTCGTGTATCTATTTTTTGTGTACTAGATGTTATTGTAAAAGGACCTAATGAAGAACTAACTTCTGAATCATTTGGAAAATCTCTTAAGTTTAAAGTAACTCTAGTGTCTCCTGTTTGTGCTAAAAAGTCAGGTAATACTCTTCTTATTTTCATAATAAACTCACCATCACCATTTAAACCTTCTGCTCCAATATCAAAATCTCCAGACTCAATATTTGCAGTGATAGATGAAGTTGAACCTTCTCTTATTTGATCTAATCCTTTTTCATGTTCATAATAATAACTAACACCATCTAAATTCCCTTGAACAAAAGTTGAAGAACCTGATGTGCCATTTGAACTTGTATCATATTCCGATGCGTGAGGTTTACCAAATACAGCAGAATCTTGCCACGCAGTTCTAGCTAATGTGCCAACAGTCCATACTGGTCTTTGTGGAGTTGAATCTAAATAATTATAACAAACCATTCTATTAACAGTTGATGATGAAGAACTAGGATAAAACCACATTACTTCACCAAACAAGTTATTAAGACCTGCATTAACGTGTTGTTTAGGAATTGTATTAATATCATCATAAACAAAATCTTCTACTAAACATGGCAATGATTCTAGTTTACCTGTATATCTAAAGAAACCATTTTCTGACATCCAGTATGCAGAACCATCAACTTCGACAGCTGCATTTTTACCAATTAATCCACAGTTAGTACCAACTTGTTGAAATGAAAAAGTAAAAGGACTTCCTACAAATCTCATAATAAATAACGCAGTATCAGTCCAAACATAAATTGCATCACGACCACGTATCGCTCCCATAATTTTTGATCCATCTGCAAGTCTTTGTGTACCTGCTGTGTTAGTAGCTGATGGTGTATATGATGTTGTTGCATCAATAGATTCTTGGTCCGAGAATCTTATAAACATTTCGTCTCTTGTGCTAGATGTGCCTACTGTTGTTTCTGTTCCAAAAAATATTAAGTGTCTATCGGGTGTTGATACCATACTAAATGATGATGCTGTTGGTGCATTTGCAAGTATTGTTGCTCTTGTGTTGTTTGCTCCTGTTGGATCAGAATCCCATTCAAATGTTTCACCACCTGCAATTGTTGCAATAAGTGTATTACCAAAATTATCTAATGACCATAAGCCTGGTGCTGTTACAATATCTCCTGACGCTGCAGCATTCCATGCAAAAAAGTTTGCTGCATCTGTAACTGTTGCACCTGATGAGTGTATCGCTGCTGTTGTACCATTAGCACCTCTTGTCAATCCTGATAATGTTCCACCACTATTTCCTGTATATGTAATTAGCTCAGAACCAATTTGTACAGTACCTGATGATGGAAATGATGCTGAACTTGCCATAGTCAATGATGTTACTGATGCATTTATTCCTGATGATAATGTTGATGTAAATTGTCCTTGTTGTACACCACCCCATGATCCAAGACCCCAACCTGTTGTCGCTGTTTCAACTGCTGGTCCTACTGGATAATAATGTTTTACTCTAATACCACCTGATGTACTTGCTCCTGATCCTGATTCATTAGATGACATAGTTACAGTTAAAGTTGTATCTGTTGGGATTGATGCTATCATAAATTTTGTATCATCAAAATCTCCAGATCCAAAATTAGAATTAGTAATACTTGAAAAATTATCACATAAAATAATATCACCTTTATTCATATTATGTGCTGATGCAAAAGTTATAGTTACAGTTGCTGATCCATTAGTTGTAGAAAAAGCTGATGTTAAAGTTGTTGTAGATTTAATTGGGTGAATGTCATAAAAAATACCACCAGAATATGCATATAAAATACTACTGGTTCCTAGTGCTGCATACTTAATACCCGAAGCATTTACAAAATGATGAATTGCTGTGTTACGTCCAGTTAATTCAACAGAACCTAGTTGAGCCCAACCACCTATTTTTTCAGGTGTGCCATATCTAAATCTAACATTGTCACCGCCAACCCATTGGTTTTCACCTCCGGTGTCTGTAACTTGTTTATTAAATCCAGGTGCAAATTTAACTTTTTGAAGCATATTAAAAACTTTTTGTTATTTAGGGTTAGCAACTTTTATAGCTTTAACAGCTTTGTACCATTCTCCTGTTTTATCTCCTTTGTCTGCATCCATATCATGATACAATAAATCTAATTGACTCTCGATACTTCCATAAGCTTTTCTTCTTATATCTAAAATTGTTCTAGCAAGAACTGCATCATTAATTGTTAGACCCCATTCTTGACAATAAGTAAAATCATATCCAGACGGCACTGCATCTAATGCAGTTAAACCATCTAAATCATCTTGTGCATCTTTGCATACAAATAAGAAAGAACTACAATCTGGTTTCTGTGCAATAGTTGTAGTGTAAGATCTATCTATAGGATCTTCAGGTGTTCCATAATAATTTGAATAAGCCGCGGCTGTTATACTATACAATCTCATCTTCTACTCCTTTAAGTTCTATTTTTAACATTGGATCAGTATTACCCATAAGTATTTTTGTTTCTTTAGGTACTAATCCTATTTTTTTTAATGCGTTCCAAGTATGAGGATTACTCATAGCA